GCGAGACATTTAATAACTCATCAAAGCCACTCGTCGCATAAGTATCGAATTGTTCTTTTTCAAAGCCACTATAATATTTGTTCTTCATTAAATACCAAGGGTCAGACATCTTTTTACCCCTCATCATAAAAACTATTGGTTTTGAGCATGCTCTTAATACTTGCTATTTTCCCCTCTTCTACTTGAAGTCTTAAAATCGAAAATCGTTTAGCATCGCCCATACCTGTTAATGAAATATCTTTGCCAATAATATTGGTTAGCTTAATGATTCTGTCTATCTCACGCTCTAAGTACGCACAGTACATACTTCTTCCAAGCAGATTGATTTCAGGGATTTTTAAGTTTCCTTCAAATACCTTTTCGTTCTCATTCCATTCCAAAGAATATAATTCTAATTCAAAATCACTTAATGCTGCTTTAAAAAATTCATCTTCTAGACCTCTATCAATAATATCTGTGGACTGAAATTTAGCGTAAAATGAATTTTGAACTTTTTCATAAGGAGTCGTCACAACATCGCCCCCTATTTTGTGAATTTAAGTTCGGTGTATTTTTCGATGAAATCTACTCTAGACAGATCATTAAGTTTGCTTTTAACTGCAACTTCCATAAGCAAAGCTTTTTGAAACGGATATAATACCTTTGCTTCAATGTTTTCTTTAAAACTTGAGAATGTCTTTAGTCCAAGAATCTTATTAATCTCATCTTCAGTAAGGATGATTTGTTTTTCTTTACTATCATCTGAATCAAAACCTAGATGCTTTCTAAGCTCATCATCTTCAATATAAACTCTCGCATTTGTTCCTTTTTCATCGTCTCCAACAAAAATACGATTATTTTCATTGACTTGAGAAATGATTTCACCAATTGGGACACTTACACTTTTCTTGGCTGCAATTTTGAAACTTCCATTACTTTCAATTCGAGCAACATACAAATCCCAAGTACAAATATTTTTAACTTTCACTTTCTTGTTTTCATCAAGTGTCATAAAATCCTCCATTTTATAGAAAAAGAGAGAGTATCGATTGAACTCTCCCTTTCCGATAATTATTAATTTAAAACAGGTAGCTCAAAGTTGGTATCAGACAAAAGTGCAATCTCATATTCTCGGCCTTCTGCAACTCCTACACCCAGTTCCATATCGAAGCGCGTTAGTTCAGTACCAGTTACGACATCGTTTCCTGTCATAGTGGTAATTCCACCACGTTTAAAAATTTGGAGTGGTGAAATACTTCCTTGCGGCACAGCAAACAGTAGTCCTTCAGGAAGATAGGTTGTAAAATTATCTCCAGTGGCATTAAGTTTATTTAAGTTATATTGATTTGCAAGTTCAACAATAGGGCTACCGTTATAAGTAGAGAGTAGACCTGTTTGGCGAATTTCATTCATTACTGCTTCAGATAGGAATGTGTTTTTGGCATCAGATGGATCAGCCTTAAAACCTGCGAAAGAGTTTAACTGAGAAACAACAGAATAATCTCCTAAAATTGAAGTCTTACCGAAACGTCGAACTTTTTTTAGAATGTCATCTAGAGCAACATTATTGATACCATTACTTTCGGCAAAATATTTTACACCTTTTGCGTCCTTAATCGCGTTGTAGAGCTTGATGATAACGTAGTATACAGATTTATTCATCATATCAATTTCAACTTGCTTCATGCCTTCTGCTACTCTGTCAAGATTCCCGCTTGCAATTTCACGATAATTGACAGCAAAACCCGAACTAATAGTTTGTGTATTGATCGGATACTCTCTCCATTCGGTAGCACCAAAAGTTACGTCACCTTGAGAAGCTTGAAAATTGCTGCGAATCGATTCATGCTTATAGGTTTTTACCATTGCTTGTTCGTCATATCCAATTTCTTTGAAAGTACCCATAAAGCTTGCGAGCTGAATTAATTCTTGAAGTTTAGGTTCGAGCACATAACGAACGATTGTATTAATTTCCGCTTTTGCATTTCCGTATCCATTTTGTGCTTGTTCTCCAAGCTCTTTCAACCGGGCATATACAGTATCTACTTTCTTACCATCAAATCGACTCAAGTCTTTCCCATTTGTAATAGCGCTAAAAATCTCAACCAGTGGCGATGTGCCTTTTATGTGTTGTACGCTATAATCATCCGATTTCTTGATGTTGTTCATATTCAATTCAAACGATTTTGTCATTATATTTATTTCTCCTTAGTATGTATTATTTTACTTAACTACAACTTTTCCATAGAATCCTTTGTCTCCAAAGGTTGTTTTCTCAAGCACCTTGATACCCACTGTATAATCTGTAGCAACAGATACTTTCCACATTCCCTTTGCAGTTGCATCAGTTGCATCATCGCAAGGGACAAGTACACTACCAACAGTGACTGCTGTATAAGCGTCCTTAACCAGATCATACGATAGTTCAACTGGGAAATCCGCTAGATCTGCCAATTTAAAGGCTCTTACTGGTTCTCCTGCTTTGATCTTAAAATCAGCAGAATTGCGGATTTCAGGTTTATCAATGATATTCAAAACTACATATACATCTTTACTTTTTGCAATTGCCGCTGTTGCAGCAGTTGGCGCGAGGCCAGTAACATCATCAGGGATTACTAAAGAACCATTCTTTAATTCAATCACGGCTTTAGTACGTGGATTATTGCGAACTTGTTTGAAAGCTCCGATTGTACCGAATTTAAACATTATTTATTACCTCCGATTTTAGTAGATACTAGAATAGTCTTCTTTAGATTTTTCATTCATGTAAATATCACCATAAACACTCTTGGAGCTGTTAAGCTCTACTTCTTCTTTTTTATTGTTGTTTCGAGTTTCAAAAACTTTTTTAACAATAAGAGAGTTAATTTCACTTACAATGCTTTGAATTCCTATGGCAGTAGGATTAACATTAAATGCAACAATCTTTTCCTTTACAGGCTCTTTTTCTTCTTCTGAATAATTAGTAAGTTCACTATTGAGTTCTGCAATCAAACCCTTAGCTTCACTTTCTTTTTTATATTTATTCAGTTCTTGAATTGTAGAATCAGCTTCCAATAGCTTTTGATTCAATTCGGTAATTTGAGATTCAAGTTCTTTACTCAATTTCTCTTCCTCCTTATTATTTTTACTATTTAAATGATTAAGTTCAAGCAAAACAGCATTTTCGTCAGATGGTTTGATTCCAAGGATAGCATCACCAGTATAATCATAAATCATAGGTACTCTTCCTTTTTCAATCCAACCAGATTCATAGACAATTTTATCGTTGTCTGTGCTTTTTTTAAAACATATCTCTACTGAGGTTTCAGGGAAATCTGCATCATACATTTTAGATTTTAGCCAAGTAACAAAATTCGGATATCTTTGTTCAAAAATATACCCTTCTGCTACAAGCGCTCTAATATTTCTTCCATTGACTTCAACAGTATCAATATATGCATTTTCAGTTATCCCAACTACAGCACTATTTTCAAACTTGGGTTCATCATCAACAATACTGGTCATGCCATGACCAAAAGGTTCTGATTTTTCCCAATCTAAAAATTCAACGCAAATTGGCATACCTTTAGCAGATTCAATATTAGCTAGAACATATTGTTCTTTCCAACTAATTCCGTTTTCATTATATTGACTGGTGTTCTCATGAATTTCATGAACAACCCATTTAATAAATGTGCGTCCCGTTACCTCATTTTTTTGATTCAATTCAATAATAGATGTTTTCATTTTCCACCTCCTTTTGGGGAGGGATTATTGTTGGCATTATTCGATTTTGTTTTAATTGTATTTTCATTCGTAGGATTATCTTCGGATGGTTTATTATCGTTTGAAGATTTAGTAAATGCAGTTTGATGTACGGGGAATCTACCTTCGAAATCTTCTTCTAATTCTTCTTCCATTAGTGAAATATAGGAATCAGCATTAAATCCCGATGTAATTATCCAAGCCTTTAATGAACCCTTCCCTTGTGTATACAAATCTTTCGCATTATTTTTCATCTTGTCTCGATTGAAAAAAGTAATCGGAAGATAGTCCAAAAGAATTTCACACTTTTCATCTCTAATAATGTTCTGATTAATAACTTTATTGTATTCTGATTCAACTTGTTCTAGCCATTTGAAAATCTCAGAGGAGATTAAATTAAGATTATTTTCTTGACTAGAGAAGTTAGATCCTTCGCCTGTAAGTAATGAGCTTGCAAATCCCAAATTACTAGCAATTCTTCTGATCAATTCTTCATCTTTTATTTTTGTTAAGATATCCAAATCTATTTTTAACTGTTCCAGTTTTGTTCCGGGAGCTATCGAAATAAAACTAGTACCATTATTATGCCTTCTGTTGAACAAGGCATTACGAACATGATCGTGCTGATCTTTCTGCTGCGTTTGGCTTAATACAGATTTTCCTTCTTTGGTTCCTTCTGGGTATGTCTGAAAAACCAATGAGCCATTCGCTTCCTGAAGTGTATTTCGTTTTGCAGAAATGTAATCTTGATCGAAGGCAATATCAACAAAAGCACCTAATCCCAGAGGTCGTCCCCACTGTTCAGATATCTCAGCTCTCACCTTTAAGACAATTGATTTATTATTATCAAGCACAAGCCATTTGTTTGATCTGGAGGTCGTATATTTCTTAAAACCATCTCTAATTTCCTTTGGATAGCTTCTCAACTTATATGAAAGTCCATTACTCAGAAATTGATCGAAATAGGATAAATCGAATGCAGCAACATATGATGAATCTTGTGTACCTATAATTTTACAATAGTCTATTGGCAAACTGATTACTCCACAATTGAATTTACTATTAATCTCTGCAATTCTTTCAATTTCGTAGTCTGAGTAAGACCCTTTAACTGGCTGTAATTCCTCAGAAACAAAGTACCCAAAATAAGTTCCATACTTAGCCAACTTCATTAAAATATCTCTTGTCAAAGTCTTATCTTTGATTTTTGATAATGCATCTATGTATTTTTCCTTATTCCGCTTAAAGTTCCTATGATTGTTTTGACCATATACTATTTTATCCAATGTAGGCATGGAAGAAATAAAATCAATTACTCTACTATAAACACCACAAATATTATAGAGCGTATCCGACAGATCTCTCATTTCTTTATTGAAAGCCACATGATCTTTCATCCACATTCCTATTGAGTCAGAACTCGCCTTATATTGCTTTCTTCCAGTATCAACCCAGTCAATTGAGTAGTATGAATTATGCTCATAACTTTGTTCGAAATCATTCACTTAATTATTTATCTCCTTTCTGTTTATTATAAGAATAGATAATCGTATTCATCGTCTGAATCTACTGAGAATTTATCTCTTTCTAATTGATCAGCATAAAAGTTTGCATACGCAGCGCTTGAATATCTATCTTTTCTTTTTGTTCCTACTTCATATACTTTTACGTATCCATTTCTTATCTCATACTCCAAGCTTACAGTTTCGTTTATTAAAGCTGTTGTTTGATAATATGGATATAATAATCGAATCTGTTCATCGACTGTTTTTTCATGATATTCATATCTATCATCTAAATAATCTTTTCCGTTGACTTCATTCTCTAATATTTGTATTTTCTTCTTAAGAAGGGAGTTTCTAAAACTCAAAGCAATCTCATGATTTAATTGTAAGTTGCCTTTAATTGAATAAATGAGAGGAATTGCGTTCTTATCTAAGGCTCTGTTTTTCATTTCTTCATTGTTCATTGCACACCAAGCTGGATATTCAACGTCTCTTACTTCATCATATAATGATTTAGCGCAATCATCGTATAGAGACAATCCATTCCCATGAGTATCCATGACAACATAGTCTGCATTAAAATCATGGTAAAGCTGTTTCAATCTAAGAGCTTGTTTTTCTGAGTGTTGACCATTCAGCGATTCTATATAAACGATCTGTCTCTCGTAAATATTATTCTTTGGGATTAATCGAACACACGTAAAGATTGTGTTGTCATTGTCATCTCCACCCATCATTGCTACATCTACACCAATAATACGTACCTCTTGTTTAGTTTTTTCATATGTACTTCTAGTGCCACTTAAATAATCGATATGGCTCAGAGGATAGAATGGTTTTACTTTTGTCGTTCTACAATTTTCAAAGTCGTTAATTTTGAAATAGGATTTTTCAGATTCACCAAAAAATAGACACTCCATTTCCATCATCCATTTAACTGCGTCAAAGTCGTCTTCTTGCATTTCTTCATCGACTTTTGATTGAAAGTAAAGTTCTTCATCGACAGACAGTTGATAAGGAAGTCCGCATATAAAGTAATTCTTTCCCTTGGACATTGAATTTTTAAAAGCTACAGCTCTTTCCCATGACCAATGATTTTTATAGTACGCAGAACTAATATATATTTCTTTATTTTCTTCTTTCAGATGTTTGTAAGCTGGAAGAGCCAAGTATTTAGGCTGTCGTGGAGAGGCATTGAATTTTCTTAAAACGGTATTCAGAATATCCTTCTTGATCATTCTAAATTCTTCTAGTATTAAAATATTTGATCGATACCCGCGAGAGTTATCATTAGAGGTAACCGCTTCGATGGTGGAACCATTATGGAAGTAAACTTTGGTTTCGTCTTTACCTGTATTTATATGCCTTATTTCTCTGTCTAGATTCGGGCTTTCACTCCTCATTTTGACTATGTATGATTTTATGATTAGACTGGCTTGTCCTTTTGTCCCTGATCCTATAACAACTTGTGTTCCGGGATAAAGAATAGCTCGTAC